AGCAGCGACAGACGTTGTAAAGATTAAAGCGTGGTTTCTGCGCTTTTTTTGTTTGTCTAACTTTTTCTTTTCAACGTTTAGAGTGTTTATTTCCTGTGTCAATATGTCTTCCTTCTGTTCATAAGCAACGATTGTTTCTTGTAAGTTGTCAATCTTTTCACCTTCAATGTTCAATTGTTCTTTGAGGTTGTTAATTACAAGTGAATCGGAAGCAATTACGCTGTCGCAGGAGTTCACCAAACGTACGACATCCACGCGAGTAATAGTATCTCGAACAAGAACAATATCACGAGTTCTTTGATAGGTGGTTTTGGCTGTAAGTTGAGCATCTTCATAAGTTCTTAATTGTTTATAAAGTTCTATTTGTTCAGCAAGTAAGCGGTCGTATTCGCCAGCGTTGTAATTGATAACGCTATCTTGTTTCTGAATTTCAGTTGTTGCGTTTTTTGCAACACTTCGTCCCCACCAATTCCAACAAATGACCGTCCAAATAATAGACGTTCCAACAACGAGCAAGACTGCAAATAATAAATTCTTTCTCATAAGATTTTCCCTTCGTGTATGCGGTAATTGTGAACGCTGAACGCTCCGTTGTTTCCTTTCTCAACGATAGCGAAGCCGTGATTGTACTTCGAATAAGGGTTGTAGTCGGGAGATAATTCAGATAAGCAACCAACACCCCAACAAGTAATAAATTTTCCGTTAGCGTCTCTCTCATTGTGTTCAGCTGTCTGGTGATGGTGTCCACACAATGCGCTCACCTTAGTCTTCATAAACAAACCACGCGCTACGTTGACAGAAGGAAGGAATTGTTTTCCAAATTCGTGTCCGTGAAAGATTGAAAGTTTACCAATGTTTAACTTACTCTTTCCGTCAATCCATTTCACGTCGTGCTTGTCGCAATGCGTCAATGTGGGAAAGTCGAACGCGTCAATGTCGAATAGTTCGGGCGCTTTGATTCGCATATATCTCCAATAGCGTTCTTCGTGGTTTCCTTCCTTATAATAAATGTGAGCGTTTGGGAAGGTGTGACGAAGTGAAGCTAAGAATTGACGAATAGAATACAACTCGTCTTTGAATTTTCTTTTGCGTGGATCTTTGACAAAGTCGGAAATCATATGGCAGTCTAACGCGTCGCCATTTAAAATGATTGCGTCACACTCCTGTTTCAATCCTTCTGATATAGCGCACTCCAACGCTTCATTGTCTTGGTAAGGCAAATGGACATCTGAAAGAATAAGAAACTTATTGCCTTTCAATTCAACGTGTCTACGTTTCTTCGAATAAGACTTTGGAAGTGCGTATGGGTTGGAAGGTCTTGGTGCTGTGTCCATTAATTCTTTTTGTGTGTTATGTTTACGACTTTTCATTCCCATTTTACCACGAACGCGACGAACGTAATTACGCGCAGATTCTTGCGAATCGAACGCTTCTGGATATTCTTCAAAAAGTTTTGTTGCTAAAGAGTGCGAAGGTGCGTCGGGAAACTTACTGCAAATCTCCGCTGCTATCTTCCGCGCTTCGCTCTTTGGTCTCGCCATTTGATTTTTGTTTTGTGAATCGTTCAATTACTGTTCCTCCAAACAAACCGCCTGTCAGAAGCGCGAGTGTGTCAAACATCGCAATGGGACAAACGTGATATGTGAATGTTGCAACATAACTCAAAACGATTAGGTTAATTGTAACAAATATAGCAACAATTCGTTTCGAACTTACTTTGGTTGAAGAGGTAAGCAATTCCTTAAGCCACACCTTCAACTTGTCCTTCATAAAAACTTCAATACGAATTGAACAATTAACCCACCAACGACACCAGCAGCGGTTGCAATACCACCCAAACGAGCAACCTGCAACCTTTGATTCTGAATGTACTTGTCGTGCTTCTGCACCTTACTCACAAGACCTTCAATCTTCATTTCGTCGTCACCGATTAACACATTATAAATGCGGTCAATCTTCTTGTCCATTTCTTGCAATTGTTCGTGTATCAAAGCTATTTCAGTTTCTGTGTTCATTTCTTAAAGTACAATTCAATTTCAGCCTCACGACGACGAACCAAACCTTTGAGAATTACTCCGCCACCTTTGTTCCAAAGACGAAAAGAATCTGCTATTGTTGAGTCGTTAGGATTAGCGTTTACCTTTCTCAATACAGACGACTTCTTGAAGCCACCCACTCCGATGTTGTAAGCCAAAGAAACACACGCGCTAAATTGGTTTTCGTTGAGTGTTTGCGTTATCAACGCACGAACGGATACCGCGAACTTATCAATGACGTTTTTCGCTAATTGTTCTGCACGCGCCTGAGTGATTACGTCGCCTTCTTTAACCTTTGTTCCGTCTTCGTAAAACGTATTTCCGTAACCAATCGTCCATACAGCAGAAGGGCAGAGGTAACTTTTCAAACGACAGCCTTCAAACTTCTTTAACAGCGCGTAGCCTTCAGCGTTAACTTTCATTCTGCAATTTCTTTATTTGTTTCTCTTTCTTTGCTAAATACTTACGAAACTTTTCTTCGTAGATTTTGTGCATCGTTAAATTCTTCTTGCGTCCCCTTGTTGCCATTCGTTTTTATTTTAGTTTATCTCAACCAACCTAAACCGCGTCGTCTGTATTCATAAGGTAGTCTATCGCGTCCGTCGCTAATTTCAAAAGCGTTTGAAGGATAAACATTTGTCTGCGACCAAATTTGTTGCGTTACGTTTGTTGTGTACTCTGGAAAGTCCGACTGATTGAAACACAAATAGTCAACCATTCTTTGAGTGTAGAACATTGCTTGTGAACGCGCTTGATCGCGGTAATTTTGTAAGTCGGTTTGTGATATTGGTGTAGTGTCTTCGCTTGTGCGAATTACAAGACTTCCGTTGTCGGTTTTAACGTACAAATGAGGCAAGACTTCGTACATAGTCCACCACATAACCATTCGACGCAAGTAATCGTCAAGAAGCGTTTCATACGCACCTGCAATGTCATCGTTCACAACGTCTTCTTTGATGCGGTTGTAAAGGTCAGTTCCTAAATACAATTGCGCGTACTTGTCTTGCGACAAATAGATTGCAGGGTACATCAAAAGCGGATCAACAGAACCGTTAATCCAAGTGTATTTCTTTATGTAATTCTCGTCAATGAGTAGAACTTCGGGTTGTAGTGCCATTTTTTATGAGTATTTAAGTGAACCGCGTGTTGGTGTGTTAATTGGAGCAACACCTTCAGCTCCTTTTTGTGGTACGAAAGGATTGTTACCTACTCGCTTATCGTTTTCAAGTCCTTTGTTTGGAAGTACACGTCCTTTTGAATCTCTCTTTCTGATGTAGATTTGACGCTTCCAAAAGTGGTGACAAAAACAACCACCTTTCCAAATGAATATGTTATAAGAAAAACTTCCTTCTGGAGCAAACTCTCCGTTTATTCCTGCGTCGCTCATTTCTTGAATATCTTCATATCTGAAAGACAAACCTGCCTTTGATAGTCCAACCATTTCTTGACAAAACTCACGACTATTTTCGCTTAAATTTTGAGAGTATGCGTAACGTAATTTATAAAGTCCTGTGTCGCCAAATGCAGACCTTTCGTCCGCGTTTGCATAACTGCGAACGCTCATATATTCTTGACGAAAATTCGCTTCGTTGTGTGGATCGGTTACATCTTCCTCACTCAACAATTCCCACTCGTTCAAATCTACTATTTCAGCTTTCTCTTTTAGTGTGTTAATCCAAACACGACCTTGTTCGTCTGAAAAGTCATTCTCAGCAGTTACAACTTTTTTTTTTAATTCAGCAGTTTGCACCGTTGGTTCAACAACTAAAACTTCTTCGTCGAATGGCGAGTTCATTTCGATATTTATTTCTCCTAAAATCGGAGTGAAAACACGCTCAATTATTCTTTGGTAAGGCTTAATAACTTGGTTGTTGAAGATTTCCAAACCAACCAACATTTCGTCCTTATTAGAACCGAAACCTGTTGTGTCTCTAATTCCGTGAATCAATGGTGAAACAACGCGGTGACCGACCATAATTTGCTTCGCTGTTTCTTCGCTTAAAAACTGATATTGTTTGTCAGCATCTGAAAGAGGAAACGCTTCGATTTGTGGAGCACGTGCAGGATCTTCATTGAATGTCATTAAGAATTTACCCGCGTTACTTGCACCGCTTAATCTTGTTTCCCACTCACGACGAATAGCCTCGCGTTCTTCTTTTTGTGGTATTCCATTCAAGAAGTTAATGATGAATGAAGGAAACAAACCATTCAAGATATTATTGACGTGATATAGTCCCATTTGATAAGACAATTCAACGTAGTTCAACGCACCGAAGTAGTCGGGTTTAGGATAGTAAACACTACCCGCAGACATTCCGTGAGCGTAAATAACTTGTCTTGGTTGTTCTTGTGCAATAGACGGATTGAACGCAGGAATGAACTCTGGTTTACCACGTTTTGAACGCGTATTTGCCCAATCTTTCGAGTAGAAAATTCCTGTGATATCGTCTTCTTCTTTGTCGTATGCAAGTCGACAATTCTCAAAAGGCAAGTGATTGATTTGTACAACGCGAGTAAAGTCCATTGACCAAATTACTTCAGCAACAAATGCGCCTTGAAGTTTTAAGTCGAACGCAATACCTTGCAATGCGTTGTCAAGAATAGTTCCTGTACCTTTTCCTTCAATCATATAAGAGATTGAGTTCACCAACGCGTTGTGTATTGGTGAGTTTTGGTAAAGGTTTATAAGGTGTTGAGGGAATAAGTTGTTTTGTCCGTAGTCAATCCAACCGCTTCTGTTTTCTTTTTCAATCGCCTCAACTGGCTGATATAATGAAAGGTTAATTGATTGTATATTGTTTTCCATTTTATGCGCCTGTATATATTACGTCAACGGGAATCGTTGGCGTTGAAACGTCAAAGTAAATTGTTCCGTCTTGAAGAATCATTAAACCCTTTTCAACCAATCCAACGACGGAAGCATTGGTAGGGTTTATATTGCTTGAGCTGTTTTGACCATACACTTCGTAGTGATAACGTCCTGCATCGGTCAATCCAACGGTTGTTAGTCTTATTTTAGTTACGCGTTCGTTCTCGTTTATCACGGTCACTACTTGCGCAAGTTGTTCACCTGTCATTTCGTAAGTCAAAACGAGTAGGTAGTGTGTAAAGGCAACATTGAAATACTGGCGACCTTCGTCTAACGAAAGCCACGCATATTGATTCGCTGTGTTTGTGTTGAGGTAAACCATTCCCTTATTCCTTTACGCTAAAATTACAGCACAGAGGGACGTTTAATCCCTCTATGTGTAAAAGTTTTTTGATTAGTCAAGAATTGATAAAGGCGCACCGCTCAATTTGTAAGCGCGTTTTGCAGCCTCGTGAACGAAAGCCAAAGTGTATCCGTTCATATCTCCAAGAACAGTTCCTGTTGCAGCAGTTCCAGTTGAAAGGTCTGCTCCGTACTCGTAACCAACAGCCCACCAATTTCCGTTTGTATCTTCAACGAAAACAATCACACGAGCTTGTGCAACGTTTTGCAATTCCAAACGCTTCGCGCTTGATAATTTTTGCAACATTACGTTTACCGTCTGCGTGTAAAATACTGTTCCGTTATCGCGGTTGAAGTTGATTGTTTCTTCGAACGATCCTGTTTGCGTTGGCAATTCGTAAGTGTACAAATCACCACTTGCAGGTCCGTTAATTGCAGTTACAATTTCGTTCGCGTCTAAAGTAAAAGACGTTACTTCTGTTTTGTCAACCAAAACGATTTTTTTGATACCACCGATTCCATCTTTGCAATCGAGAGTAAATCCGCTACTTAATTCGCACATTTTTTTATAGTTTTAATTAGCACAAAAGAGGGGTGGTTTTTATGCCACCACCTCTATTCGTGCAAGGGTTAGAATGGTTGAGATTATGCAGTGTATTGGTAGAACGCGATTTCGTCGCCGAAGCCGTATTGTACACCTGCGAAGAAAGAAGCTGCAAAACGTACGTTGTCAGACAAGTCGTATTGGTACATATCCAAAACTGCTACGTTGTTCCATTGGTCTAACAAGTTAGTTCCGAACCAAAGGTTTGACTTTTGGTACATAGCCATTGTGTCGTCAGACATACCAGGACACTCGATGATGTCGTATTGTCCTTGCCAAGTCATTTTCACAGTCTCACCTTGGTACAAGTAGCTTCCACCGCCAAGACCTAAGATAGCAGTTCTGAATGCTTCAGCAACATTTGAAGAAACCGCGATAACAGGCTTCTCAGTAGCACGACGAACGCGTGTTGGAAGTGTTAAAACAAGACGGTTCATTTCTTCGATTACGTTAGCAGAAGTGATAGCCTCTGGTGAAGAAACGTCAAGAACAGCAGCGTCAGCCAAGAACAAAGTCTCGAAACCTGCGTACTCACCTGCTGTTGCGTTAACACCTTGCCACATCAAACGCTCGTTGTTTGCTGCAACACCTGCCATTACGTTAGCAATTAATGCGTCGGTCAATGAAGCGTGAAGGAATCCATCTTGCTCAGACTTTGCTTCCCAATCTGCTAAGAAATCTTTCTTACAAAGTTGTCTGTGAACTTGGAATTTTTCAAGAACTAAGATACGCTCAGTAAGAGTAACAGTTCCTGTTGGAGTGAAGTCACAAGTCGCGTTAGCGAAAGTAACGTTGTCAACTAATTTGCGAACAACTTGTTTGTACTCGATATTTTCTTTGAAAGTAACCGCAGCCAAAGACTCGTTACTCAAGAATGCAGCGCGAATATATCCTGCTGCTTCACGACCTGCAAAGGTTGTGGTTAATGAAGTGGTAGTAGCCATTTTTTATTTGTGTTTTTTTTTATTTTTTAAGATTGAATAAATAACGTTCTTCTGCTGTCATTTTTGAATAAGACTTAGAAGGAACTTGTTTTGCTTGCTTTACTTCTTTGATAGAAGACGCTGCAGGCTGTGCGCTTAATTTTGTTACTTCGCTTGAAAGGTTTTCGTTTGCTTTCTTCATTTCAGAAAGTTCGCTTTCTAACTTAGCAACTAACGACAAAAGTCCTTCAACCTCTGCGCTTAGTGATTCTTCAGCAACAACCTCAGAAGTTTGTTCTTCCTCGATTACTACTTCAACCTCTGGTTCTTCTTCTTCCATTGGTTTCAATTCAGTTACAACACCGTCAGCAACTACAACGATGATGCTTTCAGCTGTCTTGTATTCTCCGTCCGCCAAAACAACCTCGTTGCCTTCTGCGTCTTTGCCGAATACACGAACACCCGCTGCCCAAACGTCGCTGTCAGAGTAGATGCTTGTCCCGTCCTCTAAAATCGCCTCAACCATTTGCTTCACCTCAACTACTTCTTCAGCAGAGAGAGAAACATTGTGTTTTGCGAATAGAGCGTTTACTTTTTCTCGTAAATTCATAATTCTGTTAATTGTTTGTTTAGTCAGTAGATATAAAAATGTGTATATTTGTTTCGTAATTCGCTTTTTCATAGGTTGAATTTGATTTTTAGGTTTGAACGGGGGAGTGATTACCCCCGTTTTTTTTTATCCTAAATTGTCGAGAATAGTATTCAATACTTTCAATTCATCTTCACTCAATCCGTACGTCTTAAAACCCATTTTACCGCCCTCATTCGTTATCTTCGTGAGCGCATTTAGAAACAG